TGCCCATCTCCTCGAGGACGGCATCGATGTCGACACCCTTGTCAAAGCCTGCGCCCAACAGAGCAAACCGTATGCGCTGCTCGGGCGTGAGCTTGGTGGGGTCGGGGGTGTCATCGCCTTGCGGCGGAGGCTCCTTGTCGCTCTCCTTGGCCGCGGGCCTCACCTCGCCCTCGAGCGGGCTTCGGTGAATCGGTTGCTTGGCGGCCTCGCGGTCGGCTTCGATCGCGTCCAGGTGCTCCTGCATCGTCGCCGGCGGGGGGCTCACCAACTCCTCTGTCTCTGCCGTCGAGATCAGGTGAATGGTGACGCCGAACTTGTCGGACGCCTCGAGTCCATCTTGCTTGTCCTCATCGTTCGTAATGAAGATGCCATTGGCGAACTGCTTCTTGCCGCCTGGCCCGAACATCGTCTCGCACGGTCGGGTGGGGCACTCGTATCGTTTCCACATGAGTCGCTCCTTTCGGGGTAAAGGAGGCCGGGGGCCGAAGCCCCCGACCACAGGTTGATAATTTAGGAGGTCGAGAAACCTGCGAAGTTTTCCCAAACCGCGTGGGTCTGCTCGAGATCCCACTCCCACCCGCCTTCACCGAGATACTCGGAGATCTCACCGTCGCGACCGTCCTTGACGGCGTTCGGGATGAGCTTGGTGTCCGACTCGCGGAGCGGCCGATACCGGACGTTCTTGGTGTCGATGATGAGCGCCCAATCGGAATAGTCCTCGGAGTCGGTGAGTAGCTCGTGCTGCTTCACCATCAGCGTGCCAAACGGCGAGAGGATGCGAAGCACGTTCATGCCCCACATCTTCGTGTTGGCATCGACCTGGAACGAGCTGTTCGACAGGACGAAGTGCATCAGGGTGAGCAACGCCTGGTCGCCCATGAGGCAGAGCTTGGTGTTGGAGCCGTACCGCATGGCGATCCGCAGCGCATCCAAGAAGTCCAGGAGGCTGAAGCTGCCACCGAAATCGGTCCCGCTCGTGGTGCAGTAGTGAAGCATCCCGCCCGTGGTGCGTTCCGGAAGGCCGTCGGCGCCGGTCCCTTCGTAGGGCACGCCCCAGATGCCGGCGCTCTCGATGTCGATCATGTGATCCTCGAGGGCGTCGTGCAGCATCTCCTTGGTCGGACCTTCCTTCGCGTACCGCAGAGCGGTTTTCTTCGTGGTACGTGAGAGAGAGATGACATTGCGGAAAATCTCCGTGTAGTTCTCTATCCACGTTGGGGTCCGGTAGTTGCCCTGCGGGGGCGTCGCGTTCTCCTCGTGCCTCGTGGTCACGAGAATCCAGTTGTCAGCCGCGTTGACTGCCGCCGATGTGCTGCCGCAGCTGTCGCCGCGGATGCAGGAGAGGTCGGTGTACGGCGATGACGGGTCGGCGTCGACCCACACGACCTCCTGGCTTCGCGTGTTGCGGAGCACGTGCCCGTTGCGGATCGGCTTCAGGGGCGTGGTTCCGGTGAATACGATGGTGGTCGCGGTCGAGGTCGCTGCCCCCGATGCGAAAACCATCTGTCGAATGCCCTTCTCGCCCCAATGGTAGTTGGGGGCATCCGTCTCTTCGGTTTTCGCCAGGCCCATGAGCATGGTGAGCACCGATTTTGCGTTCGGACGCAAGCGCAACAGGGTCGTGCGCCAGTTTTCGGGGTAGTCGTCTGCCGACCAATCACCCGTTCCGATGATTCCTGGAAGGACTGACATTGTCGAACTCCTCTCGACGTGCGGTCAGAGAGGATTCTCGGACTATGGCTCCAGGAGGGTCCTCATCATGTCTACCTGCTCGTCACCGGTCGCCGCTTTGCCTGGCGGTGTGACTGGCGCGTTAGAACCACCCGAGGCCCCTTGGGACCGTCTGAGGTTTCCGTCGCGCTTCTTTCTGGCCTTCTCGGATGCGAGTCGGTCCATCTCGGTAAACATATCGTTGTTGAAGGCTCTCCATTGGCCCGCAAGAAAGTCGCCATCAAAGACCTTGCTCTGGTCGATGTTCAGCTCTCTCAGGTGCCCGTAGAATCGCTCTCGGTTCTTAGGGTCTTTGAGAGGCTCGAACCCTGCTCCGCGTTCCTGCACTCCATCGAGGGCAGTGTTGAGTTTGGTGAAGAACGTGTCCATCTCGGTTTCCGCGGCCGCTGTGTCTGACGCCTGCGCAACCTGCTCGAGCCTCGCCAGCGCAGGAACGCCAACAAACTCGATAAGGGCCAGCGTAGTCGCCATCCTGGGGAATGCCTCGGCCATCTCCCCATCGTCGCCAAAGTAGCCCGTTGACTTGAGCTGCTCGACGAGCGGTGCGAACTTCTTGATGTACTCCGGTTCGGTGAGCTTTGCGATATCCGCCACGCTCTCCGTCTGCGGTGGTTGTCCTTCTTCGGGGGCAACGGTTTCCTCGGTCGGTGCGCCGGCTAACCCGGCATTGGCGAGTTGCTCGTATGCTTTGTCGAGCGCGGCCTGTTGGTTCGGATACTTGTTCGCTGTGATCCGCATAGCCTCGAGGGCCTCGAACAGCTCGGGCGTTACCTCTTGAGAGAACTGCTGTCCCCTGTGCTCAAACTCGAATGTCTTGGATTCGGGTTCTTCGCCGCTCGGCGGTGGGGTCTCATCGTCGTCAGTCTCGGGGGTCGGTGTGGGGGTCGGCTTCTCTGGGTCCTGATCTTCCAACTTCGGCTCACCGTCTCCGGTGTCGGCCGCATCGCTGGTCGGTTCAGGAGCGTCATCAAGAAGCTCCCGCATCAGCTCGACTTGTCCCTCGTCTTTTTCGACGATTGGTTCTCCAGGGTCGCCCGAAGGGTCAATTATGGGCGCATCTGGGGTGGTGTCCTTCTCCTGGCTCGAGGCTTGGGGAGAGTCACCGTTGGGTTTTACGTCGGGAGGCATCGGGTTAGCCTTTCACTGGTAGCTCCGGGGCTCGCAGCCCGGTAGGCCATACGTCCCTCACCGTTCGGATAGCCACTACGGTTCCGGCAACGGTGGCGGTAGGGGTTCATTGGAGTGGTCGTCCTGTCTCGTCGTTGATGTACTCCGCCAGTTTCTCGGTGGCGCCCTCGCCGCCTTTCTTGGCGTTTTTCATCGCTTCGAGGATCGCCGTCTCGCGCCTCTTCAGGGCGTCGTGCTCTTCGATCGTCGCCGTGGGCGCGACGAGCCCCATGGCGATGGTGTGAGCCTTGGCGAGACGCCAGATGGCCCCGTGCGGGCCCGTATTGAGGTCGTAGTCCAGCACGGCGTCCACAAGGGCTTGTACCTTGGGTGACAGCTCGGAACCGCCCGCGTCCTTGATCGCCTCCTCGTACTTCGGGTCGAGATCCTTGATCTTGGCGCGAACCCGGCCGAGCGAGTCCTCGGCCATCTGTTGGACTCTCTCATCGGCAATGTTGAGATCGGGCACTCTATCCTCCCATCATCTGTGGTAATGCCACCAGATCGCCCGCCGCCTCGCCGGCGGCCACCGCTTCGTCTTCCATCACCTGTGGAGGCTGGGCGGCGATGACCTGCAGGAGATCATCGACGTTATGGAATCCGAGGTTCTGCGCCCACATCTTCAAGGCCTTGTGGTAGTTGAATTGGACGATCGAACCATCAGCGAGCGGCACCTGGCCGTTGAGTTGCGGGATCGGACCCACAACGCTCAAAAGCCTCTCGACGGAATCGGCCTGGCGGGCCGGATCGGGTGGCGAGGTCCCGTCGATCGGCACGTAGTCGTAATTGCCCCAAATATCATCGGGCCGGATCTGGGCGATCTCCCCACCAAACTCCTTCTGGTAATCGCCCACCACCCTCATGTATCGATCCATCGTGAGGTACTGTTGAAGGTTGGCGATCATCATCTCGACCAGGGGAGCGATCGCTTGTTCGTCAAGGACCTTGGTGGTGGCCGCAACCCGGGCTGAGCTCGAGGCCATGATCGCGTTGACCTCACCGAGCGTTCGTTTGTCGTCGGTGGGCATTCCCTGTTGCGGATCGTTCGCCGCCAGGAGCCGCATACCGAACTCGTAAATCCACTGTGCGCTCTCGAGGTGCCCTCTGGTGGCATCCGGCCAGGCGAGCTGGTGGAATGCCGAAGGGAGCTGCATCCGGCCGTCGAGGACCCTCTTGGCAACCTCGTCTGAGACCTTGATGTGGCCGCCCGGCGTCGGATACAGGATGTCCTCGATGCACACCAGGTCCTCGTGAACCAGGCCGGCGCTGTGAAGCGCCTTGCGGAGATACTCCGAGTAGGAGGCGTAGTTGTAGTCGATGATCCGTTGAACGCCGTCGGCCAGCTCGGCAGATCCGGGGTTGTAGACCGTGTGCTGATCCGGCTGCGACTCGCCGCAGACATACGGGATCTTGCCGTGGTCGTGGTCCAGCTCCCAGGCGCCGATGATGACGGCCTCGTTTGCGACGACGAACTGCCAGAGTGTCGCCTCCTCTGAGGGGTCGATCTCATGGTCCTTTGGAATGCACCGCCAGGTGATCCAGTCGAGCTTGAAAGATCCGGGGTCGCCAGAGAACAGTCGAGTGTGGGTTCGATCGGAAGGCTTCACGTTGACGCTGGCCTCGCCCTCGGCTGACTTGCCCTCTGCAATGCGCTTCGCGTCCTCGAGGTTGAAGAACAGGCCACCGCCAGGCGCCTCTCGCCGCATCGACCACAGTGACGTCCACACGTCGTAGTCGATGTGGCCGCAGAACTCCATTTTGTTCGGGTCCCAGACCTTCGCTCGAGGATCGGTAATCATCAGCGTCGGGTCGATGCACCGAATCAGGTTGTACTCACGCTTCAGCCCGAACTCCTTCTCGGGCTCGAACAACTCAGGCTTGGCCTCTTGGGCTTGCGGGAAGAATAGCCGAGCGATTTCCTCGTCGAATCCCTTCTCCACCATGTGAGAAACGAAACCTTCCTCACCCTTGAAGACGGGGGCCGTGAGCTTGTTGCCAAACTCTCGCTCCCACCCGTTGTAGTACCACGCCTGGCCGTAGCGATCGGCGTCTCGAACGAAGGTGTTCATGCCGACCAGGTGCCTCGAGGCGCGGTAGTCGTAGTCGATGTTCATCTCCATCGCGTGCGCCGACTTCACGGTGGAGCCATCGGTGGGTTTGAGTTGGGTCATGGGGGTGCGGGATCCGAAGATCGAAAGCATCTGTGCTCGACGAACATCGAGCATGGCCGCCGTCACCGGCACGACGATCGCTCGTTCGAACGGCATCTCGACCTGGTTGGCCGACTTGGTGCCGTCTGCGAGCTTCGCCATCGCTTTCAAGTTGATGAAACCTCGGAGACGTTTGTCGATCTCAGCCCACACGCTCTTCCTCTCATTGAGGAACAGGTCGGAAAGCCGACGCATCTCGTTGAGCTTGGTTATGAGGGTCTGGTGGAGGGGCTGTCCGTATTTGAGTCGGACGGCGATGTCCTGGTCGACAACCTCGACTGATTGCGTGGCAGCGTCCTGCCCTACGATCTCAGGGGGCAATGTGGGAATCTCCCTCGATTCGAGGGTACCACGAAAGTGACGTGGAGCGTCACTCTGGTGCCGCTGAGCGTCATTCTGGTTCATTGAAGCAGAAAAAGACCGCGACGGAAGGTTTCAACCACCGCCGCGGCCCCAAGAGGAACCCCCGGTCTGACCTCCGGAGGTTCGGAAGGACTTCTACATTCTCATCCTACGGTGCATTTCGTCAATATGCGGCTTGGTCTTTGGCATGACAATCTTGCTGTCAGAGCCGGCCTCGAATGCCCGGCGTATCTGCTTTTCAAACACTCGCCGGCGGGCACGTTCCGGCAGAACTCCAAAAACAAAAGGGACCACGGCGCCGGCGATCGCCACGAAGAACCCTCGGCGGTTCATTCGTTCCTGGCGATGGAGGCGTTGGCCCACATCACCGCCTGCTCGAGATTTGTGAGCGCCAAACTGCGTTCCCTTGAGGCGGGACAAAGCCTCTCGAGGAGCTCCGCAAGCTCCTTGGCGGTGGCCCGAATCTTGATGTACCTCTCCGGTTGAGTGCCTTTCGGGGCGTGATAGGTAAATCGTCGATCAAGTCCGTCGATGGGCACGCGGCCACGATCAACGCCAGCAGGTTCGGTTTCGGATCCATCATTTGACATTCCTTTCTCCTCTCGTGGTGATTTTATCGCCGGTTTTCGATCGTTATCGTATCTGGTGATCGCTGGCTCGCTTCCGCCCGGAGTGTAGCTGACCATCGCAACACGCTCGCCGTCAATCTTCAGATGCCACACGGGACTGCCTTTGTTCTTTCGGATCTCGACGTGTTCGTTGGCCCACTCCTCCCTGCCTTTTAACGACAGCCAAGGCGGCACGTACTCGAGGACGACTCTGTAAAGGTCGTGTTGGACGGCCTTGTTCATAGCTTTCCCAACCTCCTCCCCTTGTGTAAGTTGACGCGCTTGCGCCCCTTCTCTCGCTTGCGCAGCATGGCCGCCAGCTCCGAGACCGGCCGGCAGACTGCCATCATGTACCCGAGCCCGGCCGAGGCGTGAGAGAGAAGGTGTTTCGGGTCCTCGATGTCGGTGACCTGCAGTTCCTTGGTCCCGCTCTTGTCGTAGATGACCTCGAGGAGATCCGCGATCGTGTAGTGGCACTTCAGCCGATTCATCACCAGCACGGGTTCGCCCTCGATGCCGGTGAGCGCCGCATTGATCGAATCCATCCGGAGCTTCGGTGGCGGGTTCGAGATCGGGACGTTGAAGGTGACCGGCGAGGGATAGCCCGAGAACCCGATCTCCATCAGATCGTAGAGGCTCTCATTCTCGGCGCCGCTGCCCTTGGACTGGCCGGTCGCATCCCCGTACACCTCGACCCCACCAGGATGGGCCGGGTGGGCCAGGCGGAAGGCGGCCACCATCTTCGGGATGGTCGCGTCCTCTCGCAGCTTGGAGATTTCGTCGAAGGCGTAGAACCGCCCGTGGATCTTCTGTACGAGCGGCCAGGCCTTGATGGCCACGTTGAAGTCGCAGCATATCTTGATCGGCCTCATCGGGTCATAGAGCGTCTCGTATCTGGTATTGACCTCCCACCGAAAGGCTGGATAGCACCTCACCCCGGACACCAACTCCATATTGATGTCCATCTCCCGTTCCCAGTCGGTGCTCGTCTTGTGGGGGTTGTCTCCGAAGTAGATGCGCTTCTGCTCTGCCACCCACTCGGGGGTCGCAGACTGGAACATGGTGTAGTGGACGGGCATGATGGCCCACCCTGCCGGGTGGTCGATAATGAACGACCTCTGGCCCGGTTCCCGAGGCCGAACCTTATCAACCCACCGTCGCTCGCTCACGGGTTCCTCTCGACATTCGGGCCTGACACCACCCGGCCGTAATGGAACGCCTCGAGCATGTCGAGCGTGTGATGCGCCAGTTTGTCGTCGGGGTCTTCTTCGAGGCGCTTATTACAGGACCAAATAAGCCAGTTAGGAATCTCGAGCCAGTCCGGGGGAAACCCGTCTTTCATCATTTGCCAGTACATCCTGCGCTCGGCCTCTAGGCGCTGTTCCTTTTTCTCTCGTCGGGCCCTGCGCCACCGCGACAGTTTTCGGCATATGCTCATCGGCG